TTGCAGGAATTGGTGATACCCCATGCACAAGAAGAACAGGGATTATCTCAATCAACTGCATGGCCCGTCTGAACACACATGAAGTCGCAATAACAAAACTTGCAGATGCTTGGTTAGCTCATTTCGAATATTACACAACTGGCCAACTAGAGATACTCCAAGGTCAAGTACAAAACCTCGGCAATAACGGGGACTTCATTCAGTACAACATTTCAATAAATTATCGCGTCAATTAACGAATTTAACTTTTAAACGAACCTGTCCTTAGCGGCAGGTTTTTTTATGCCTGAAATTCAGGCGAACACTGGCTAGGCTGATCCCCGAAAAGCACGTTTCCATGTTCAACGTGCCTGCCAGTTTATTTTCTTCAAATATCTAATTTTAAAGATAAATCCAAACTTGAGTTAACCGTTTTGCCATACAGATATGTCTCGTTACCGCATGTCTGTGTGGCTTTTTTATTTGGTAACGAGGTAAACGATATGAATGCAATTGTGAAAATTGAAAATCAAACTCCATTTATCGAAGTTGAATTAAATGGAAAAGTCCAACTCGGCGTGAATGCGCGTGACCTACATAAAATGTTAGAGGTTAAGACGGACTTTTCGGATTGGATTAAGCGACGCATTAAACAATGTGGCTTTGAAGAGAATTTTGATTTTATTAAGCTCCTCAAAAAAGAGGAGCTTTCAAAAACAGGACAAAACCTAATTGAGTACATCATCTCGGTGGATATGACCAAACACCTTGGGATGATGGAGCGCAATAAAAAAGGTCATGAGATCCGCAAATACTACATCGAGCAAGAGGAATTGGCTCGTCAACTCAAAGATGGGCTACAGGTACGCATTGGCAAGCTTTCAGCACAACTTGAGCTGATTACCCAATCTCTGTCAGGCGCAGCAAGCTTTCTATCAATCCATGGTAAGCAAACAAAGCCAGCTATGCTTAAAGAATTGGATGATCTAATTAAGGAAGCGCAACCATCCTTAGATTTTGATGAGGATAAAGATAATGACAAATAATGTTCCTGCTTACATTGTGGTGGAGTGCAGACCAAGCACAGAAGAAGATGGTTATGCCGATATTGTTATTCATAACGACACCTACATTTTTGAAAGTGTAGAGCCGACAGAAAACCTGCGCGCAGCAATTCTAATAGCTATTGATATTGAGCGAACTAGGCCAGAACACAAACATATAACCCTTCATGCAGAAAGCATTTTGAAACTTTGCAGGGGTATTCAAGGTAAGCCCTTAAATGCCTGAGAACACAACCAAACAACGCCCTCAATTCGAGGGCTTTTTAATGCCCGAAAATTAAGGAGAACTTAGATGAGTTCTGGTGCACGTATTAAATTATATTATGCTGAAGAGCAAACCCCCGAAGTATTACCAACTACACCCGTATGGAAAACCGTTCGTCGTGTGACTGATGGCTTAACTGAAAACGTCACTACTGAAGCATCAAGCAGTGTAGCAGATACACGTTTCCGTCAAGGTGGTTTTGCTACTGAAGCCGAAATCACGGGATCATTGGAAGTTGAGCTATCAATTGGCTTATTTGATGACTTCTGGTCAGCAGTAGCAATGAACAATTGGGCCAGTGATGTCCTAAATTTTGGTGGCAATGTTCGCAAAACTTTCACTTTCGTTAAGGTTTATGAAGATGTAAACCAAGTCTTTATTTATCGTGGTGTACGCATAAATGAAGCTACGATGTCTATTGCTACTACTGGCAAAATCACAGCTACATTTGGTTTGATGGGCACTCTGTTTGAGCGTACAACTACAAACCCTGTGACTTCGCCTTTACCAGTCCCTGAATTAGTCCTTGTTTCAGCGCTTAACGTCGGTGATCTTAAAGTTAATGGTGAAACAGTTGTCGGAACTGCTTGCATGCAGTCGCTTGAACTGACTATCAACAACAATATGGAAGCAATCCGTTGTATTGGCTCTAAAAAGCTCACAGCGACGACTTATCTTGAGAAGATTGTAGATGTAACTGTGAACACTCAATACATGTTCTCGGCGCAATCGGCAGCATATATCGACTTCATTAAAACCCGTGACACCATGCCGCTAGAATTGTCTATTGAAGATGATGCAGGTAATGGCTATGCCTTCCAGTTCCCACAATTAGAAGTGGCTGAAGCTAATCACCCAGATGGCGGTGGTGAGGACACTATCACAATCGACATCAACTACAACCATATTCGCGTGTCACCGGTTATTACTCGTGTGATTGCACCTGTAACACCTTAATACTGATTTGGCAGCTTTATTGCTGCCTTCTTATTTGGAGATATAACATGGCTCTTGAAGTCAATATTCAAAGAAATAAAGACGTTAGTTTGTGGCGCGAATATAAAGATGAAGAAGGTAATGTACTTGCTGAGTTCAAAATCCGAGGCATTGGATATAAGCCTTATCAAGTAGCTTTAGAACGTGCGAATAACCAAATCACAGCTAAAGGATTTGATGTTGCTAAAGCTTCACCCGATGACAAACTCTTTCATGAATTACTATTGGAAGCAGTTGCATGCCATTTAATTGAAGACTGGAAGGGTGTTGTATTTGTCGAAGAAGGTCCTAATGGCGAACAGTTAAAGTCCGAACCTGCATACAATGCAGAGAACGCTACGAAATTGCTTAACATGGGCGATTTAGGGGTTTCTCTCTGGTCCTTTATTCGAACTGAATCAGAAAAGATTCAATCAGATGCGAACCAATATCGAGATGATGTTGTGGGAAAGTCACAACCCTCTACACCTTCGCGAGCAAGTACGCAGGGCTCACGGACCACGAAAAAAAGCAAAGAGAAGCGCTCGGTGTAAAGCTTCCTGATGCACCTGAATATTCTTATGTAGCTAATGCCATCCTGTCTGCATATAACACCATTGCACGATCTAGACGCTATGAACAAGGTGTTCCTCTGGCGTTAGATATCGCAGCAATTAATGCTTATGTTGAGCAATACGACTTACCAGTTGAGCGTTACATCTTTAATGACTGTATCTTTAAGCTTGACGATATGTTCTTGGACGAGGCGCATAAGAAGTCGACGCAACGAGCGACGAAGACTTAAGTGCTGACGTACGGTACATAACTTAGACTTTGCGACGTGATATAGCGCACTTGATGTTACATAATACGCCTATTCTCTTGACATTCCCGTAAAGATTCCTTATTGACAGAAATGTCATTAGTGCGTACCCTTGTTCCTATAGAGACCCTGTTATCAAATGATAAGAGGGTTTTTCTGTCATAAAAATTGTATGTTTTATGACACCCATTAAATATAAGGGCGATAAAAAATGAACAAAGGTATGAAGTACTTTACAGAAGGTCTGCTAGCAGCTTTTGTATTAGCACCTCGTGTCCCAGTACATGCTGTTGAGCCTGCAAAAATGGAAGATCCGCGACCAATTGGTAATGCAGCAAAACATTGGGAAGCAGTCGGTAAAAACATG